GAACTGAAAAATTTAAGGTATTTTATAATTTATATTATGTAAAAACTACAAAATATCAGTTGAATAAATGGTATTAAATCAAACAACCCTGCTCGCCCGGATAACTTCGGCACTTCACGGTAAACAACCTATTACGCACTTGTAAATTATTTTTTTTTTATATAAAGACATCTTATTTATATTAATATCAGAATGACAGATTACGGAAAGAGAATTTTAGAAGCAGCGGTTCGGGATCATCCTGAAAGCATTCCTGCAAAATATATATTAGAGAATTTTCATCATTTTATTAATTTACATGATATTTTAGATGGGAAATGGGAATTTGGCTGGGGAAGTTATATGTTTAATGGCCGTAAGTATGAATGGCAAAGGGAAACTCTGAAGAAACAGGAAGCTTTATTTAAGGTGGGTGAACAATCTAAAAACGTATTAGAAATTGGTGTTTATTTAGGCCATTCATTACTTATTTTATTGATTTCTAACCCAGCTCTTAAAATCACGTGTATAGATAATGACCAACGTTTTGCTCCTAAGGCTGTTGAGTATCTTAATAAAGTCTTTGATAATCGTATTACATTTTACTTAGGTGACGCTACTGATATAATTAACTCTATCAAACCGGAAAACAAATTTGACCTTGTACATATTGATGCCGACCATAATAACGAAACAGTTTTAAGACAGTTTAACGCATCGCGTAAAATTTCGACACGTGATGCTTTTTTCGTATTTGATGATTATGAAGCTAAACGTAGTGCTGTAGATTCTCTAATAAATACAAATATAATTAGACAATTAGTTTTACCAAACTGTTTATGGACTAATATTGTAACAAGATTATGTTATTATGACAAATAATAAGGTCATATAAGTATTTATTATGTTTAATCTTATATAAACGTTATAAATACATATTCAATATACCTGCCAGTGCCAAAGTTAAGTACACCCAAAGGGTGTACAAGTTCTTACGGCCGTAACTGTGAAGTACCGAAGTTATTGTCAAATTAGATGAAAATAATAAAACGAAATGACGATTTAATAATAAATACAGATTCTAATAATTCATTTCGGGCTTATCTAATCGGAATATCGTCAAATTATGTGTTAAACTATATTAAAGGTGATTTGTTACAATTAGGAAAACATGAAAATACAGTCCTTGCTAACAGTGGATGTAGATTCTGACCAAAAAAGGATCACTTGGATTGAATAGAAAATCGATAATTGATACTTTATCAAAAAATGGTATCTATAATAAAAAATTCGAGGATTCTGAATATTTTACAAGTCTACCAAATTATAATTTTATCATTTTTCCAGAAGGCCAAATGATTGATTGTAATATGCACTATGGGGCATTTATGGCCGGTTGTATTCCTATAATCAAAAAATTTCTTTAATTGAAGAAAAATACAAAGGTCACCCTATTCTATGAACGGATTACCGGCCAGTGCCGAAGTTAGGTACCCCTTAATGGGGTATAACTTCGCACTGCCGTAGCTGTAAAGTGCCGAAGTTAAGTACACCCCTCTGAAATGGGGTGTACTTAACTTCGGCACTTTATGGTACTCTGAAATAACACAAGAATACCTTAAGGAGAAATATACATTAGACCGATGCGGATTTTATATGAGCGTTTTCCGACTACGTCGGGAAATTTCTTACTCTAAAAATCTGAATCAGTCGCCGTCACGTGCGCATTTAAATTGTGCAAAGGTCTTTAATAGGCTAGTAACAACACCTCCACCACTGCATCAGCAACAGTCTCAACAACTGAAACTCCGCCAGTGCTCTTTATGCGATCCATCATGACGCAGACCCTATCCATGGAAATGCCGCGCGTTGCTTCTCCAACAACAAACACCTGAAACCCACGCTTAGCCGCGTCCAGCACAGTGAAGCCGACGCTATACTCAAACGCAAGTCCGCAGACAACAAGGTGAGTAATACCACGGTCCAGTAGCATCCTATTCAACTGCGTTACCTCACCTACGCCATCATTTGAGCCAAATCCGCTATAGGAATCAACAGCAGGATTCGTCCCCTTCTGAACAACCACGTCACCCTCTTCCGTCACCAGCCCAGGCAGCCAACCCGCACCGTCAGAACCCTGAACACAGTGCTCAGGCCACATGATCTGCTCTGAGCCATCCGCAAGAGTCAGCGGCTGAAACCGCGTCGACCCAGGGTTAGCAAAGGACGCGTGGTAGGCGGGATGCCAGTCCTGTGTAATAAACACATCATGTACGCCCTGGCGGGCAAGACCCGCACGAAGCGCATTTACTTCCGCCACAATCTGCTCACCCCCAACCCAAGCAAGTTTCCCGTTAGGATGACCGTAATCCGCCTGGGGGTCAACAATAATTAGAGCAACCTTATTGTTAATAGACATTTGTTCTGTTGTCTTTAGCGCTTATCTTTGCTCAAATCAAAGCCATAACCCCAGGTTTCAATTTTTCAAACTCCACCACTTTAGCACCGTATACTAAATCCCATGATTATACCTATAAAAAGACAAACCCAGGCATCCCCTAATATAGGAAAACCCCCCGACCATCACGTTATGACTGCGGTGGCCACAAGCACACACTTCATAGTCTTCATCTGTTTTAGCATCATAGCATTCACATTCACAATATTTGTAGCAAGATCCGTCGCCCTGACAATTAGCCATTGATTATATTTAGTTAGTATAAATATAATCAATTTTTAAGAAAAAACAAATAAGATGATTTTTGTTTTGTAGGCGATTTACCAAAAAAACTCTCATTTAAAATCCGCACGGGTCTAATGCTTGAACAAGTATAACAACTTATAATAACCGCATATGGTTCTTATACCGTGAAGTAAGTTCGGTACTTCTCCGTTACAGCCGTAATAAGTTGTACCTCCAATGGGGGTAATTAACTTCGGTATTGGCCAGGTAAGCGAAACTATTTTTCAACTATATTTTCCCAAGTTAGAGGAAACCCTGAATCTAAATACGTTCGCATAATTTTAGGAAGGTCGTCACGTTTCAGATGCTTTTTGTTAAATAACACTATCTCGGGAGATTCAACTTCAAAAATAATACAAAAATTATCTGACTCAGTAGATTTAAACCATTTTACTATACGCGTATCCTGCGTTTCATAGTCATATTTAGCAACTAATATATTTACGCCATATACTTCAGAAAAGCAACTCCAATCTTTATCCGACCAATTTATTGGCGATTTATCATGTTTTTCCTCCTTTTTTTCTTTCATACGTTTTTTTATTTGTTGTATTCCCTCACCAGTATACGCAACAAGGGTTGTTTTTAATCTATCTTCTATAGTTGGGTCAGCTTGAAGACGACGAAGGCCTAATCGTTTCCAATCTTCTGGTATTTCAACAAAATATGCCGGTACCGGCCTTCCTATGGTGTTTGCGTGGGCAGATTCGGGATACGTTAAACCAGCAGAATAATCCTCATCTGGAACATAATTCAATTCTAAATCATCTACTAAATCCCTTATTTGAGTTTTAGCAGTTAAAACAGAATCCTCCATATGAATTATATCAGTTGGATTTCTGATTCTAGAAACACCTTTATATAAAATTTCATTTGATAAAGTTGGATATCTCATAATTTCGTCCACAATGCGATGCGTGAAATATAATTTAATATCGGGAATTTTTTCATTTGTGCCAATATGTATTTTACATGTTTCGCCAATCCACTTACAGATGGGCGAAGTTTCACACCCCTTTTGCGAAGTTTCAAATATACAGTTTTTACGTAATAAAGCAAGTAAGGGTATAGCTTCCATATGCCCTTCGGCATCTACCCAATTTTTTATAAGTGGCTCTAAAAGTATATCTCCGCGCTTTCTCAGTTCAAATAAGGGTAATTTGGAGCTCCGAAGGCCTTGTAATTGCTTCAATGTATGGGAACCTTCCTCTGTTTTAAGCCATTCAGATAAACTTAAACGTAGAAATTGGTACGCCTCTTCTATTACAGTTTCTGGTAAAACATCCATACTTTCTTTGGCCGAATCGCTAACTGTCAAAAATCTGGCATCCTCTTCCCACGGTAAAATTGCCAAATGATCCTCTTTAGCCTGACCTTTTTCCTTTAGTTTTTCAAGTTCTGTGCTTGTGATTTTACTTGTCTTTTGTATTGGATTTATTGGCAAAATGGCTCCGCTTTTTAATTTTAATGCAAAGTATCTATTTTCGTCACCTTCCTTGTCTAATAAACTTGCCGGCTGTAATGAGGTAATTTTCCCTAAACCTGATTTATTTACTAAAACACCTAATAAATCCAATATATTCGGTTTTGGAATTGCGTCCAGATGGGAATCATACCTTGATGATAACTGTAATCCTAAAGAACCATCTTCTAAAGCAGGAATATAAATCTCTGTATTTTTTGAATTATGATTATAAATAACGCCTACTAAACGGTTACTTCTATCCCTTAAAACTGCTTCAGCAGTATATTCCGGCACTTTAACATGTAATAATTCAGATAGCCTTGGAATTGTTACCGAATCACGGTCAGGCATCCAAGGATGTAATGGCGATGTAAAGCGTCCACAACCTTCTGTTGGCGTCATAAATTGTTTTATAAAATCCTGAATTGAATTTTGGATAGTCTTGTCTATAGTCTGAAATTTACTATCTTCTGGATTTATAGTTGGCAAAACAAGAAATTCTGGTTTACCTCTTTCATCCTTCTGACCTGTACCTTCTATATATATTATTGGTTCGTATATTCCTGAATTCAAATCATTCCATATAAAAGCTATTGGCGGCCTATATTTTTGACTATACTGTAAAACACCATATTCCGGACAACGTATATTTACCTTCGTAACACCGTCTTCGTCTGTTTTCCCTTCAAATATTACCATCAATAAACCATTTGGAAAAATAACATTTGGACAAGAAAATAAATTCTCAAAATGACTGAGTTTTTTTGCAGCAGTTTTATCCGAAATGTATGCTTTAAAATTATACCAGGCATGAGCTAACCGCTCAATATATGGTCTATTATGGGGTTCGGTCGTTAAATTCACCCCAAGCTTTGTTGCGAAAAGCTGTATATCTACAGCTCCTATGTTATGCGACGCAAACTCGTGTACTAAATTGCCACTATTAGCTCTTTCAAACGCACGAATCAGGTTTTTAAGAAATTTAGCGTTTTCTGGTTCATCGGAAAAAAGTGCCTCCAATGTTGCTGTAGGTGTTAAGACGGTTGGCACACCGACTTTTGCCCCCCTCATCTGTGGTTTACCGGCCTTTTGTAAATTTCCTAAATAAAATCCCAGTAAATCCAGAAAGGCTAAGCCTTTATTATTATCTTTATTACTTATTCCAAATCGCACAAATGTTTTCGATTTTGCTAATAATTTTTGTGCCTGTCCTTTGCCTTTTCCAATTGAGTCACTTCCGTTCTGACCTAATATTTCGTCAAGAGCCAGCGGACATAGACCTATTTTTCCTGGTTCCAAAACACGTTTTTCAGAACCTAAAATGTATTGAGTTCGAACTGTCTGTAAAGCCTTTGTTAAATCCGCATCTTCATCTTCTTTAGCGTCTCCAGCGTTATTAACTATCAGTTCTCCCACAACTGCGTCATCTTCTATGCCTCTTACATCTTTTGGTAAAATTGTACCCTCTTCTGGAATCATCTGCTTTATTTTTGGCGTCGGACCTGTAAAACAACATGGAATAGCAAAATTCTGCGGGTGAATATTACTTGTATAACCAACTATTTCATGAATATTATCTTCACCATGTTTGCCTTTACGATGAATGATTGTTTCCCCCTTTTTAGGACTATCTAAGTTCTCTAATATTTTACCACCGCAAAATGGACAAGAGTTCTTTTCTTTTGGTAAATTATCCCGTGTCATACTATCTTTCACTTCAGATGGCAACAATGGACGCATATCTTTAACACACCAATATTCGGCACAAATATAATAATATGGTTTATCATAGTCTGAACCGGCACGGGCTATAAACCAAACCGGCTTATCAGGCTGGTCCTTTCTTAAAATCCTACATATCTGACCCTGGAGACCTGGCTCCAAACATAATACGTCTTGTAAAAGTTTTTGTAATTCTGCTTTTTTCTTGAGTGCCTTGCCCTTTTCGTTTGCCACACCTGTGACTCCACGTTCCTTCAACTCATCTAATAATTCCTGCGTCTCCATTTCTTTCACATTGAGTATAATCTTTTTCCCAGCTTCTGGTGGTAGAAATACAAACTCGACGGCTTCTTTATATTCTGCTTCTAGTTCCTGAAGTTGCTCGGGCATCATTACATTTGGCATACGCCCTTGAGCCGATTGACAAACTCTGCTATATACTTTATCACCTGAATATTTGAATAATTTTTCATCATAACGATGTAACTGCTTCACATACCATTCTGAAGGTATTTCCAAGGTCTCGTCTTTTGCGTAATTTCTGCGTCTTGGGGGCGCTTTTTGTTCAGCCTCTTTTCTTGCTAGTGGCGAAAATGGTTCCGGTAAGTTTTCTTCTTCATCATCTTCGTCTGAACCAAACATACTCAAAAAACGAGACATATTAGTTTTTGGCGGTAGCTGACCGGGTTTACCTTCAGTTACAGGAGGCGGTGGTAATGGTTCAGGTTTAGGAGAATTTGGCAACTGTTCATAATAAAGCAATCCTGTTAGAACTGATATACAGCGTCTAAATGTTTTCTCAGAATCAATACCCTGTAATGAAATAAGATATAACGGATGTGATACAGTTATCTCAATTTCAACACCAGTATTATACGCCAGTACTGGTTCGCCTTCTATCTGAATAACTTCTTTGCGTCTTCTAAACCAACTTTCAAATAGATTTCTGATATCCATTTCCGTTCGCCCAAACTTTACCGATGCTTCTGATATAATAGCTCGTAAGCCTTCGGCATCTTCGATAATTTCTTCATCGGTAACTTGTTTAGAAAAAAACGCGTAAACAGCATCTTCTTGTTCGTAATTATCCACTGCCTTCCATTTTAATGCCAATACAGGTTGTTTTTTTTGAATAACAGCCTCTTCTAAAAATGGGTTAAAAAATGGTATCCGTTTCTTTACATCTTCGTATGTTGTTTTACCCTTTGTTTTTACTTGAATCTGATAAATACCAGAAAGCATATTCATTTTAATTTCTGGCATTTGTTCATAATTTAACGAAGTTAGAGCATTGTCAAGAAGAGTCTGAGCCTCTGTTACAACAGATACATCAATCAACATATCACGTCTTGGTGCCTCTAAATTTACTGAACATGAACCATCTTCTGTCCACACCAATGTTAATGCTATGTTACGAATAGCCGGTATTTTTTCAGACGCAAGACTAGGAAAAGGAATTTTTGCTATTAAAACAGCATGCTCGTCTCTTATTGGATCTTCTTCTATAAATGATGCAAGCATCGCTTTGTTTGATATTAATGGAAAACCTGATTTACCAACTGCCAACTTTAACAATGGCTCCCCGTGACCTTTCGCTGGAAAATAGCGTAAAAAGGGTACATGCTCCGATACCTGAAACTCATAAAATGACACATCTAATGAAAGATGTGACGGAGAATAAGGGATAATTGCGTTCCAAACACGAAGATGACGCAATTTAAATTTCTCTGAATCCATTACGGATGGTTTGGTTAGTAAAGCTTCAACTTTTGTGATACGCTCATTGCGTAAACGTGTGTACTCTAAAGAAGCCTCGTATGATTCGTCTTCTGGTTTTAAAATTTCTTCAACATTTTGTATTTTTGGAAAATAAAGCTGGATATAACCATTAATTACTGCTTTATCTTCTAAAATAGTCCCTATAGCGTTTAATATACCCTGCATATTCCATACATGGATAGTACGTTTACTTCCTAATGCAGTATCTAATAAAATTCCTTCACATAATAAAGGATATATCGCCTTTTTATTTCCATCGGGGTCAACTAAACGTCTATCGGGTTTTCCTGGTGTAAAAAATGGCGAATGTATACCTTTAGAAAGCGTAGATTCTTCGCCCCAAGTCATATCAATAGGCTTGTATAATGAATGACCTATATCAACTGCTATCCATGTTCTATTAGGTGACCATTCAGAGTCACCTTCATACGCTATCCAAATTTCACGTTTCAAATCTGATATAGTATTAAATTCATACAGTGGCGGTAGAATTATAGAGCCGGGCGGTTTATCTTTGTCTGTATGTGTAATTACTTCAATTGCAAACGGTTCGAAAGAAGTTAGCCTTTTTGGCTCTATAAGATCCATCTCTAAGTTAATTGGGTGTTTTATTTAGCTTTAGAAACGTAAAATATAAAAAAAATGGAATTTATCAATATTTGAAACAAAAATTGATAAATTACTTTACCAGCCCATACCTAAAAAGGTGAGCAGGGTTGTTTGATCTGAAAAAATTAAGGTATTTTTATAATTTATATAATGTAAAAACTACACAATATCAGTTGAATAAATGGTATTAAATCAAACAACCCTGCTCTCCCGTAAAAGTTGACTACACCCAAAGGGTGTACAACTTCGTAC